TTTAAAATCTGGATGTTTTCTAGTTGTAGGTAAAGATGGTATTAAAGCTGATACTTTTTATACATACTGTGATGGAGTGGTAGTTGAAGTTAAATAATTGTTGACTTATTTGTATGTTCATGTAGAATGCACACATTGATTCAACATTTAGGAGAATAAAATGGCAAGAACAAATTTTAAAGATACAGAAGTTTCAATTTGTGGTCTAACATTCTTATGTACTGGTTATGTTTATGCTGGACGACCAGCAACACATTGGGAACAAAAAGAAGATGTGGAGGTTGGAATGCTTGATATTAAGGTAAAAGGCCAATCAGATGCAGATGCAGATTCTATCTTGTCCCATCTGTTAGTAAAAAACTACGATGGCTATGAGTTACTTGAGCAAGCATTTATTGAAAATTGGAGTGATTAGGGAGAATATCATGATTAATTTTGAAACTTGCTATAATAGGTCGCTTCGCTTGTGGGTTTGTATCGTGTTTATAGATAGCTGGATACATGGACATGCTGGATATGACGTTACAAAAGAAGGAGCAATCGTTGACTGCAAGTATCAAAATAATTTGTGAGACTTTAGCTGTATTAGGTGCTATAATAGGTTCTAGCATAATTGCACTTAATCTTGGACATAATCAGTACGGATACGTTTCATTTATGATATCAGGAGCAGCACAGTTTTATTTGCTGAAAGATACAAATGTTAGTAAAACCATCTTGTTAATTAATGGATTTTACTTTACAATTAACATCGTTGGACTTTACAATTATTAGGAGATTATTATGGGATTAGATATGTATGTTAACAGCATCTATAAAGATGCGTATGAAGGTGACGTTGACTTTCAAGTTGACAACAAATATAAGAACACAGAAGTTAAATATTGGAGAAAGCACAATGCACTCCACGGTTGGATGGAACAGTTGTATGTTAGCAGAGGTGGAAAAGAAGAATTTAACTGTGTTAATCTTAATTTGACACGAGAAGATATTTTTTCACTAGAAAAGGCTGTATCTCTTCGACTACTACCAAAAACAGAAGGATTCTTTTTCGGACAAGATTCATCAATGGACGATGACACTCGTGATTATGATCTTAAATTCATCGAAGAAGCATTTCAAGAATTAGCTGAAGGTAAAAAACTTTATTATTTTGCTTGGTACTAACTTATGACCTTGCCAATTCATATTGTTACTTCAACTGGACTAGAACATTATTCTATCTTATATAAACAAAAAGAAGCGTTTGAAAAGATGGGTGAACTTGATGCATTTATCGACAGATGTAAATCTGATTTTTATATTCAGAATCGCTATCTTGAATATTTTATGGATGACATTCAACTTGGTGTAAAATATAAGTTAGATGAAGATGACGTTGAAGGTTTTGAAATATTTAAAATACAATCTGATATATGTTCTTGCTTAAAATACTTTGGTAGAGTATAATGTTGATCTGGGAAACAGATTTTAAATAAAATGTTAATATAAACGAGGTTGATATGATTGAAATTGGATTACTATTTGAAGAAGAAACGTTGTCATTGATTCCATTTCATCATGATGGACTGCCACCATTACCAAATCAAATATTTGTATATGGATCTAATTTATCTGGTATACATGGTGCTGGTGCAGCAAGGGCAGCATTTGATTTTTATGGAGCTAAGTGGGGATATGGACTTTCTGGAGTAATTGGTAATTCATATGCTATACCTACAAAAGATGAACTTATTCAATCATTAACACTTAGTAAAATACGAGTGTATGTTGATGAATTTAAGAAATTTGCAAAAGATAATCCAGATATTGAATTCTTTGTTACTAGAATTGGATGTGGATATGCTGGATATAAAGATGAAGATATTGCACCAATGTTTAAAGGTATTAGTGTTAATTGTGATATGCCACTCGACTGGAAACGATACTTATAGGAGACAGTATGAAAGAGTTTGAAGAAAAGTATGCGAATAAATTAGCAGCAGCTATCGAATTTTTAGGGGATAAATGGGTACTTCATCCAGATTATAAGTTTGATCCTAAACATTCGCATCATGAACATATTCGTCAAGTAGTAAAAATTAAACTTTAATAGGAGAAATAAATGTCAAAGCAAATCATTATCCCAACAAATCCAGCAGATGTTAAAACTATATTTGATGCTATCAAAGAAGGTGACAATTCAATGATTCGTATTGCAGCCGAAAAGGATCAAATAAAAGCTATTATTGATGATCTAGCTGAAAAGTTTCCAGATATCGGTAAGAAACACATACGAAAAATGATTAGCGTTTATCACAAACAAAATTTTCCTGTTATTACGACCGATTCTGAGGACTTTGCTGAGTTGTACGAAAGTGTTGTAAAATAATCTTATTGTGTTATACTAACAATATCAATTCAACAGGAGATAATCGTGCAATCAACAAATCGTGAGACTAAATTAAATTCATACCCGGAGTTTTCTTTGATGGATTATCGTGGTTCGCTCCTGAAGAATTTGATCCACTATAATATCGAAGTGGAGAATAAACAAAAAAAAGATTGGGCACTTTCATATTGGAAAGCAGAAGGTAAACCAACATCTTATTTTGGTTTTATTAATGAGTCTCAGTTCTCAACGTTAGGTGCTGTTGTTCATATGATTAAGCATCGCAATATTGATCTTGATACTCCAGAACTGTCATATATTGATAAGAAGTATGCTGAATTTAGTAACATCGCAAAATCATATAAACCAGAGGTATCTGATGATACTCCGATTGAAAAGACTAAGGAAGAGCGTATTGCAGATGAGTTGTCTGTTCATATTGCAGAGTTTGAAGCTGGCATTGATATGTTTTTCTCAGGTAAAGTATTTGATGCAAAAGCATATCTGATTAAGAATATCGTAAAATCATCAATTGCTAATAAAGTAGCAGATCATGTTAGAATATTTTTGAAGAAACTAAAATTAGACGCAATAAGTAAAGATGAACAAGTGATAGAAGGATATTCGCATCTTACTAAGCGTCAAATGATGAAGTTAATTGAATATGTTACTGCTCTGATGAATTCATGTGAAGTTGCTAATGCAATAGTAAAATCTTCTAAGAAGCCAAAGACTCGTAAAGAGAAAGCACCATCAGAATTAGTTAAGTCTGTTAAATATTTGATAACAGACCAAATATCAAATATGAAGTCTGAGCATCCATCTAAATTGATTAACATGGATGAGGTATGGCTTTACAACGCAAAGAATCGCAGAATATTTAAGATCATTGCATTGCCAGGAACAAGATTAACTGTTAAAGGTTCAACTATAATTAATATCGACCAAGAAAAATCTGGTGGCAAGATTATTCGTAATCCAGAAGTTCAACTGAAAGGTATTCAAAGCATGACTTCTCAACCAATTAATCGTATCTTCAAGGAAATAAAAGGAACACAAAGCAGAGCAACTGGACGCATGAGTGAAGAATTTCTTATCATCAAATGTTTTAACTGAGGAGGTAATATGGCAGCAACACAAAAACAAATTGATAGTTTAGCTAAAGCACGAGCAGCACGAAAATTTAATAAGGAGAATGTAGTGTCTACCTTGACTGAAACATATGATACTCCTCAAATAAAATTTCCTCTTAATCAACTTAAGCAACCATTGATTCCAGCAGATGAGATTTGGCTTGATGCTCTGTTAGTTGTTATTCGCAATCGTGAAGTTAAAACTGTTCCAGAGGTTAAGCAATGTATCGCAGTCGCGGATGAAGTTCTTCGTTTACATCGTGAAAAATTCCAATGAGTACAGTCCTAGTTGATTTTAGTCAATTGGTCATTTCATCAGTTGTTGCTAACTCTAAAGATATGAGAGGCGATGATCCAGATGATATGAATAATTTCATAAAACATATCGCATTAACGAGTCTATTAAAATTGAAGTCTAAATTTAATGGTAAGCTAATCATATGTTGTGATTCTAAACATTATTGGAGAAAAGAAGTATTTCCATCATATAAAGGACATCGCAAACATCGCAGACAAGATAGTGATATCGACTTTAATGCCGTGTATAAATGTCTTGATGAAATGAAACAAGAATTACGAGATAATTTTCCATATATGGTGCTAGAAGTTATTGGTGCTGAGGCTGATGATATCATAGGAACACTGGTCAAATATTATTCTGAAAACGAGTTTGATACTGTTGGATTAGTAGAAGAGCCAAAAGATATTGTGATTGGATCATCGGACGGAGACTTCAAACAGTTACATAAATATCTACATGTGACACAGTGGAATAATGCGAGACAAGAATTTGTTACTTGTGATGATCCTAAAAAATATTTAATTGAGCATATTTGTTGTGGTGATACAAATGATAATATTCCATCAATTGTAAATGATTCAAGTTGGTCTGAGGCTAGAGCAAATAATATTTCAGTAAGAGCAAAACCATTTAAGCAATCCAGATTATTAGATTTTTATGGTCGCGGTATTGATGCTTGTCTAGATGAAAATGAACAGATCAATTATCGTAGAAATGAACAATTGGTTGATCTGGATATGATTCCACAAAAGGTTACATCTAAGATTTTGTCTGCATATTTGAACTATGAATTCACTGGTAGCAAGGCCAAGGTATTTAATTATCTTATGTCAAAACGCATGAAGCTTTTATTAGCTAGTGCAAATAACTTTTAAGGAATTATCATGAGTAAAGTAACACGGAAGATTCATTGCTTTGAACAGTTGGATGAGATTGCAGCAGAAAAGAACGTATTCAAACAGCAAGCATTGTTAAAAGAATATGGATCAAAACATCCATTAGCTGCTATTCTGAGTTTGAATTTTAACTCAACTATTAAACTTGATCTACCAGAAGGTATGCCACCCATGGATCTAAAAGATATGGACGCACAAACTCATCCAGATCTGATGGGTCTACTAGCTAGTGGTATTCATAGGTTACCACATTGCACGACTGCTAGTAATTTAACAAAGAATAAAAAAGAGACAATGTTTTATGAGATTCTAATTAACTGTCCACTCAAAGATGCTGAAATTCTTTGTTCAGCAAAAGATAAATCGTTAGCCGAATTGTATCCATCAATTACATCAGAATTGGTTGCTAGTGTGTTTCCTCAGTATGTAAAATAAGTATGATTACTTTAGATGTGGTGTTATCTGATTTTATTGGATTTAGTTCATTTGTTGGTAATAAATTGTTAAAAAAAACATTTAAAGTTTCATGGGTGGTCTTATAATCACACTGATGGAATTGAACATCACTTTAGTAAAGATTAATATGGGATTAGTTATCTTAAATGATGAGCGTGTTTTTATGACTTTTGGTTATTTTCTGTGACCATGAAGATTCAATTGAACCAAAAGTAACAGAGTATGGAACCGATGGTAAAAACAAATAATGGTTTACCATTGGTAAAGATTACTACACATTTATAACCCCATACACATGACCACCACGCAATCGTTAGATTAGGTCACGAAGATCATTCTTTAACATTCGCTATACACAGAGGCGAGTTCACTAATGATATCTCTAAATATGATGTTAAAACTCAACGTAGTGGTGATGCTTTTACTGTGTTAGGTAAAGTATTATACGTTGGGTTGCGCGGTGCATTTATATATGAAAAGAAGCATCTAATGATTAGAGGACAAATGCCAGAGTTAGAAACAGCATTCAAGTTATTTATACAAAATAAAAAGTTACAGTCACACATGAAAAATAACGGTTGGTCTTATACACATTCGACAAATAAAAGACATCGTTTCATTAAGGATTAATATGAGTTTGGTTATCTTAAATGATGAACGTATCATGTGTGGGTTCGCTACATTTTGTAAATTAGATGAGTCGATCAAACCAAGAGAAACAGACTATGGAACAGATGGTAAAAATAAAGACTGGTCTAATTCAGCAGCAGGTTGGCATCATACTTTTATTAATCACAGACCAGATCATCATGTAGTTGTTGCATTAAACAAAAAAGAACATGAGTTAGCTTTCGCTGTTCATAGAGGAGAATTTACTCCAGATGCTTCTAAATATGATGTTAAAACTCAACGTAGTGGCGATGCTTTTACTGTTTTAGGTAAAGTTCTTCATGTTGGATTAGCTGGTGCTGATACACATAATATGAAACATCTAATGATTAGAGGACAAACTCCAGAGTTAAAAGAAGCGTATAAAACATTTGTCCATAATAAACTATTACAAAAGCATATGAAAAATAATGGCTGGGTATATTCTCATTCTGATAATGACGAGCATCATTTTACAAAGGATTAAAATCATGACAACAGCAGCAGAAAGTCCACATTGGGTATTAGGTGCAATTTACAAGGCAGAAAGTAAATGAAACAAAAGTGGTATAAGATGTATCTTGATATGGCAGATATAGCAGCAGAAGAATCTCATGCTATTAGATTGAAAGTTGGTGCTGTATTTGTTTCGCCAGAAGGTGTTATGAGTATTGGTATAAATGGTATGCCAGCAGGCGGTGATAATTTATGTGAAAATATTATCTACGCACATGGTGAGTGTGATTATCTTCCATATGACGGAATTAGTTCAGCATATCCATATCAGAATGCCACCACCGGAGAAGTATATCGACTAGAAACTAAACCAGAAGTTAGTCATGCAGAAGAAAACTTATTTGGTAAAATGTTAAGACAAGGATTATCTTCAAAGAATGGAATACTTTTTCTTACGCATCAACCATGTATCAATTGTGCCAAATTAATACGCAATGCCGGAATAATTGAAGTGATATATCGTAGAGAATATCGTGATAGATTGGGAGTAGATTATCTATTTAACAATGACGTAATATGCTTAAAGGAATATGATGCCACTATATGATTATTTTTGTTCTTCATGTAATTCAACATGGGATGAATTTCATTCGATAGCGAACCGAAAGACTCCAGAAATACTTCCATGTCCTAAATGTAATCTTATAGGTACTAAACAAACAATTGTCCATACTGCATTGCCAATATCCCACGTATCAGAAAATTCAAATGCTCTAAAGAAATTAAACAACAGTAAATTCGCAGAGAAGATGAATATGATTCATCAAAATACTCCAGGATCTCAAATGAATAAATCATCCACTGTGGTAAATGTAAAATGACAAAAAAATCAGATGAAGAAATTCAACATGACGTTGGAAGCATCGCATTCTTATTTGATGAAGTAACACAAGAATCCGCTGAACACATTTGTTCGTGGATTCTTAATTGTAATTTTGCTAAAGAAAGACCTAGCATATTAAATCTTGTTATCAATAGTCCAGGAGGCGATCTAAATGCTGCATTTGCTATAATTGATATCATGCGAAGTTCATCTATTCCTATCAGAACAATTGGAGTTGGTCAAATCCAATCAGCAGGACTTATGATCTTCATTGCTGGCACAAAGGGTGAAAGAGTATTAACTCCATCAACGTGTATAATGTCACATAATTTTTCATGGGGTACAGGTGGAAAACATAATGAATTAGTTGCAGCACAAAAAGAAGTACATCAAACTCATATACGACAACTTGACCATTACAAATTATTTACTGGATTATCTAAAAAAGATATTCTTAAATATCTACTTCCAGCAGAGGACGTATATCTTTCAGCAGAAGAAGCATTGCAATATAAATTATGTGATAGGATATCCTTAATTAACACTTGACATTAAACGTGGTATCTGTATAATATCAAGTATTAAATGTGAGGAGTTAATATTATGGGTGGTAACGTATTTAAAGAATATCAAACAGGCAGATTATCAGCAGATGCATATTTCAAACTCACAAATGATTTCGCATCTAGATTTCATCTGTGTTTTGGATTTTATCCAGTTCTAATCAAAGCATATCACAATAAAGAATCTTTCGGTGATGCTGACTTCATAATCGACTCAAGTAAATTACCATCTAACTGGACAGATCATCTTAAAAAGACATTCTTTCTCTCAGATAAACAATACTCAAAGAATAGTAATATAGTGTCGATCGGATATGAAAACTTTCAGTTTGACCTGATTGTCACTCCAGCAGATGAAATTGATTCTGCTATATTTTATTTTGCATTAAACGACTTCGGTAATTTGATCGGAAGAATCGGTCACAAGCTAGGTATTAAGATTGGTCATCGTGGGATATCAATTGTTGTTCGTCACAAAGACGCATCAGATCATATACTTGATGAGATATTCTTAACAAAGAATGCAAAAGAGTCACTTGATATACTTGGATTAGATGCTGCTAGATATGACATAGGGTTTGATTCATTAGAAGATATATTCGAGTATATTGCATCTAGTAAATATTTTGATCCAGACATTTATTCATTAGAACATAGATCAGGAGCGTCAAGAGTAAGAGACAAAAAGCGTGAAACATATTCTAAATTTTTGAAATGGGTAGCTGATACTAGTCCTAAAACTAATCATAATTTTGGTAATAAGTCTGAAGTAGGTGGATACTCTTTGCGTATGCCATATTATGAGACAGAGGTTCTTACCAGATATCCAGAAGTATCGTTGAAGGTTAAAACGTTGATCGAACAATATGAATTTAATAAAGAATTCAAAAAAGTTTATAATGGTGAGATAGTGTCTGAATTAACTGGATTGTCTGGTAAAGAGTTGGGTGCTTTCATGCAGATGATTAAACCAACTGAACATCAGAAGATTGAATTTGTTAAAAATCCTTATTTACCAATTGCTTACATAAAATTTAAAAATATTTCATTAAATGGTTGACTTCTGAAAACGATGTTGTATAATTACAAACATTGAGGCCAAGGAGATTATGATGACAAGAGCAGAAGCAAGTCGTGGTGTGGTAGAACGTAAATTTCGTGATGGTGAGTTAGACAATCAGTACAATGAGTACATTATGAAGAATGCAGACCCAGAAGAGTATTGTATCTGTAACGGCGATACTTTGTTGAGAGCAGCCGAGAACATGTATTTGTATGAAGAGTTCATCCATTTTATGGTAGCTAAAAGAGGATAATATGATTATTATGCTAGGTGTTGCTATTTTATGTGTTGTTTTATTTCTTATGACTGCTTGACATAAGTTATAACTTCTGTATAATGAGAAACCTCAACTGAGGAGAATAATATGAACGCCGATAATTGGATTCCTGCTTGTGGTGGCACAGAAAACCCATTTACCACCAGAGCAGGTATGTTAGTACAATATTTGTGGAATACTTCAACAGGTGAACATGCGTATATAAATTGTCGCACTGATATCATCCTTACAACAGAAGAAGCGATATTAGCATTGGGAGTATAGAATGAGTATATTAAACATCTTAGACGAATTAGCTGCAACATCTTCAACAAATGAAAAAGTTGCTATTCTTCAACGTGAAAAAGATAATATTGTTTTGAAGGAAGTATTCTCTGCTGCATATAATCCTATGATTACATACGGCATAAAAAGCATTCCACAGGTTTTACATACAACGTCAATGAATGTTGATCTTCAATCTGCAATTAAAGCATTGAAAAAGTTGATAACCAGAGAAAAGACAGGCAATGATGCTATTCAATATTTAACTAACATAATGTCTAGCGTTAGAATAGATGATGGAACTGTAATTGCTCGTATCATTCAGAGGGATCTTCGCTGCGGATGTTCTGATACATTAGCATCTAAGGTTTGGCCTAATATCGTACCAACATTTGATGTCATGTTGTGTGGTAAAGACATTAGTAAGATATCATTTCCTGCATACTCACAAGAAAAATTTGATGGCAGTCGAGTGCATCTAATTTGGGATGGATCACATGCAACAGCATTTTCCAGATCAGGAAAAGAATTCAAATTATTTGACATATTTGATGAAGATTTTAAAAAGATGAACGCTCCAGCTAATACGACATTAGATGGTGAGTTGATTGTTATGGATGATGATGTTGTTTTAGATAGAAAGTCTGGTAATGGAATTTTAAATCAGGCTAATAAAGGAACTATTTCGCTAGAAGATGCTGAGAGAATTCGCATATGTGCATGGGATATAGTTGATGTATCATCTACTGTACCATATAAGGATCGTCTTGCAATATTAGAGCAATCACAAAATATTGGATTAAATCGTATTGTCATTGCAAAAACAAAGATAGTAAATTCAGAAGAAGAAGCGATGGAAGATTATGCGATTAAGCGTAAAGCAGGTAAAGAAGGAACAATTGTAAAGAACATTAATCATATGTGGGTTCCTAAAAGGTCGAATGAACTTTGTAAGTTGAAAGCAATTGAAACAGCCGATCTTATGGTTGTTGATGTCATCGAGGGAACAGGTAAATATGTCGGTATGGTTGGTGCATTAAAATGTAAAACAGAAGATGGATTACTTGAAGTTAATGTTGGCTCTGGTTTCTCTGATGCTGAACGCAAAGAATTTTTTAGATTTGGAATGATTAACTCTGTGATAGAAGTTCTGTATAATGAGGTCATTAAATCAAAAGGTAAAGATAAAGCATCATTATTTTTGCCAAGGTTTGAATGTGTGCGATTTGATAAAACTGTTGCTAATACATTAGGAGAACTTAAATGATCGTTGGTAATTATTTTCATTATCCATATCCTACTCATTATTCAGAATTTAATTTTGATATTCCGTATACTCAAGTACAACCAGCTAGTACATATACGACAGTTGAGTATATCAATAAAAAGAGATTTTATTATTGTTCACGTCCAGCAAAGAGATGGAAGAAATGAATACATTAAATTATATTAGAAACTTCTTTACTAAGAGATACATCATTACGAGGAAGATGTAAATGAAATATCGTAAACTGCCAGTAGAGGTTGATGCTATTAAGTTTGAATACACTCGTGGTGGTATTAAACTACTTAAAAGTTTTTGTGGAGTGTTTCTTGACAATGTTAGTAAAGCAAGATGTCCCAATGCTATTGGAGAAGCAGAGATAAAAACCATCGAAGCTGGTATTAATCACATTGCAATCGAAGGTGATTACATCATAAAAGCATCAAATGGAGAATTTTATGTTTGTAAGCCAGATATTTTTGAGTTGACATATAGAGAGGTATTATAATGATTAGAGGAATAGTAATATTTTTAATTGTTTGGGTATTTGTTACCGTAGGACTTGAAATATTTAATCATTTGTCTCTGAAGGAGAAGATGAGTTTATTTAAGACACTTAGTTATGGATTTTTGACAGCGGCAGTTTCTGTTGTTATACTAGTAGGTATAGTAACAGTATTTTAATTATGAGGAATTATAAAATGAAGAAAACAATTATTGCACTATGTTTAGTATCAATTTTCGCAATCGGATGTACTCGTATAGAAACAGGAGAGGTGGGATTGCGTCGAGGATTTGATAAGCAGATTAGCAAACAAGAATTGCTTCCTGGATCATTTAATCAACATCTGATTGGCGATGTTATGCTATTTCCTATTAAGCAGATTGGCCTCCAATTAAATGATATTAAACCACAGACACTAGATAATTCAACTCTAGCAGATGTGGATTTGACTGTCGTTTATAACATCAATCCTAGTTCAGTTGGTGAAATTTATACGACAGAATCTCAATCATTTCATGCTACAAATGAGCATGGTGAAACATATCTGATGTATAACTATCTTACTACGGTTGCAAATTCAGCAGTATTTAAGGCAGTTAATAAGTATCCTGCTATTGGTATTGCATCTAATCGTGGTGCAATCGAAACTGATATTGCAAAGTTTATGACGGAGGCATTGACTACAAAGAATCTTAATATGCATATCACAATTGCTCAGGTTCAAGTGAAGAATATTCTTCCTGATCCAAGTATCATCGCATCTGCTAATGCTGTTATCACCCAACAGAATGCTTTGAAGTCTAAGGCTATTGAAGTTGAGATTGCACAAAAAGAAAGTCAACGATTAACTATGTTGTCATCTAATCATCAAAATATTGAATATTTGAATGCTACTTCATTAGCATTGATTGCTCAAGGTGTTCACGATGGAAAGGTACAGAGTATCGTGATTCCATATAATTTCAACGGATTGCTAAATCTTAACAAATAATTTAGAAAGACAACGAAATATGTCAACAGCAAATCAAGAGCTATATGATTCAACAGATTTAGTTTGTGGAACCAAAGCATCTACTTTCTTAGCAGGTATATACGATTTTAAAGAAAATCAAGAAAAGTTAGACTCTGTTCATAATGAGTTAAATAAATTATCAGGATTTAAACTTAGATCAGACCCAACTAAAGCAGCAGGTGTAAAATACGATTCTGATAAAAGAGATTGGTCACTTCTGCCATTGAATGGAGTAGAACAAGTAATTGATGTTCTTATGTTTGGTGCTAAGAAGTACGCACCTGATAATTGGAAGCATGTAGATAATGCTAACATTAGATATTACAATGCTGCTATGCGACATATAGTTGCATGGAAGCAAGGTCAACATAACGACATCGAAACTGGTATCAGTCATCTTGCACATGCTACTTGCTGTCTGCTGTTTATATTATCAATGGAGACAAAATGAACGAGTCGTTAAAAGGAGTGACAATTAGGTCAAATATTTTACATTTCGATTTCGCAGATGATACTACAATGAGTTTGAAAATGAATAAAACAAAAAATAATTCATACGTCGTTGAGATTTCTTGTGAGACTATGGCAGATATTGTTAGAATTATTAATATGAAAACTAATATGTTTGTACAGCATATTGAGAAAGATGTCCGTGAAAATTAGAGATTATTACGGACATCCGATAGAGATTATTAAAGGTAAACCTTTTACAAATTTTATCAGGCTATTATTGTACATGCATATTATTCAAACATGGAGGAATAGACATGTCCGTTAATGACATAACAGGTGATATTCTTAAAACTAAATCTTCTACCCCTAGCTATATCTCAGGGTGGGATTTGATTTGGGGTAAAGATAAAGGATCGACTTGCAATCCAATTGAGTCAGTTAAGAATGCTATTGATGCTAAAATTAAATGGTGTGAAGAACAACCTTCATCTGGAACTTTGACTAATCCAGAAGTGGCAAATAGAGCGTTTGAGGGTGTATTTTCTGACATATTATCGCTTCCTCATGAGGATAGAATGGCCGCTTTATTAGCTGAGGACGATTTAGAAGAGTGTGAATGTGATGGATTATGTACTGGAGACTGCAACGAAAATTAATACCTAAATTTTGACTATGTACTAATCGTAGTGCATAATGTTTAATATAATTTAGGAGATATTATGAGTAAGTTTTATACATACAGTAAGGCAGTTGGAAATAATGTCATAGCAAGATATTATGAAGGTGGTGAACAGTTCACTGAAAAGGTTCCATTTAAGCCTACATTATTCCTACCTAGCAAACTAAAAGAAACAGAGTGGAAAGATTTTTATAATGGCTCGCCCTTAGACGTTCATGAGTTTGATAGTATCAAAGCTGCTAAAGAATTTATAGAAACTTATAAAGAGGTTCAAGGTATATCCGTTCATGGATTTCAAAAGTTTGAATATCAGTATATCAATAAAGAATTTCCGGGTGAAATTGATTACGATCCAACCATGATTCGCACACTAATACTTGACATTGAAACAGTATCAGAAGATGAAGATTCTTTTCCAGATATTCAATTAGCAGATGTTCCAATCGTTCTTATATCACTATACAATTCAGTAGATGGTAAATTGTCCGTCCTTGGATTAAAACCATATGACGACTCCAATGATGACTTTGAGTATAAATTGTTTTCATCTGAACAAGAGTTGCTGAAGTATTTTATCGCGTTTAATCAGATACACAACTTTGATGTGTGGAGTGGATGGAACACTGAAGGTTTCGACATACCATATATCGTTAACAGAATATCTAATCTATTCGATCTAGCAATGGTAAAGAAACTTTCTCCATTCAATTATGTTCGTGAAAAAAAGATCGAGATCCGTGGTAAGTTTGTCCAGACATATGAGATATATGGCATCGTATCATTGGACTATCTTGAGTTTTATAAAAAGTTCATGGTATCAAGTAAGGTATCTTATGCGTTAGGTGCAATTGCTCAAGAAGAATTGGGTGAGACTAAGCATGAGTTGCCAGGCATATCATTTCGAGATAATTATCAAAATCATTTTAAGGAGTTCGTATTTTATTCAGCAAAAGACTCATTGCTCGTTAAGAAAATTGATGATAAATTAAAAATAATTGATCTAGCATTCACTATTGCATATCTTTATAAATGTAATATTCAAGACGTGTTGAGAACAGTAGCGCCGTGGGAAATTTTCATTTTTAACAGTTTAGCTGATAAGAAGATTGCATATCCTCCACGTAGAAATAATCCAGTTGCTCCACTAGAGGGTGCATGGGTTAAAGAACCTATTCCAGGCATGTATGGTTGGTCAATGTCTTTCGACTTCTCTGCTCTATATGCCACTATTATTAGACAATGGAACATTTCACCAGAAACTTTTATACCAGCTAAAACATCATTAGTTGTAAGTGATTTTATGCAATATTCCGATGCTGCTAAAGCTGCACTTGAATACGCAAAAGAACAAAATTGTTCACTAGCATGTAATGGTACGATGTACGATAATTCTGTTATGGGTATCATTCCAGAATTAGTCTCAATGTCTACTATTAAACGTAATATTGCCAAGAAGTCAATGTTGGAATTAGAAAAAATATATCAAACAAATCATGATGATAGTCTCATACCAAAAATAATTAGTTTAAATAATAAACAGTTATCCTTTAAGTTGGTGGGCAATGGCGTTTATGGAGCCATGAATAATTCTGCATTCCACTTCTATGATTATCGTATGGGTGAAGCAATTACATTATCTGGTCAATTATCTGATATGCACTTAGCAGATAAGTTTAATATCAATTTTAATAAGATTCTTAAATCTGTAGATAAGGATTATGTTGTATATGGAGATAGCGTTTCTGGTGATTCTATCATTGATGTAAATGGAGAAAAATTGAAAATACAGACGTTTTTTGATTCCCATTTGCACACGGATTGTGATGACAAGGAATATGTGCTTCCTTGTATAGAATCAACCACATTGACATTAGACGAAAGTAGATTAAGTCGAAATAAGATATTGCATGTGATGCGACACAAGATTAAAAAAGAAATGTTTAGAATAACAGTTCTTGATAAGTCGGTAGATGTTACAGAAGATCATTCTATAATAGTTAGACGAAATGAAGTTCTAATTGAGGTAAAACCCCGTCAAATTCTATCAACAGATTTTATAATAACAATAAAATAAAATTACTTGAATCTTTTGGATTTGACAGCATTACAGTATGGAAAAAAGATTATAACGAAAATAAAGTTGCAACATTGGAGAGAATATGCAAGTTGATTACACAAAAGCAAGCGGCTGTACGATAGAATCACTTGGAATATGTGAGATGTATGTATATGATTTAGAAGTCGAAACCGTACATAATTTTTTCGCAAACTCCATCCTAGTACATAACACCGATTCGGTTTATTTGAATGTTCAATCAGTAGTAGACAAGTTTTGTAAAGGAAAGACTCAGAAAGAGATAGTTGACTTTTTAGATAAGTTTGGAGATAAAGTTTGTCAGCCGATAATCAATGAGTCTGTTCAAGAGGTTTTCGATAAGATGAACTGTTATAAGAAGTTGATGTCATCTAAGCGTGAAGCGATTGCATCTAAGATTCTGTTCAGAGCAAAAAAGAATTATGCTTGTTATGTGCATAACTCTGAGGGAGTAGCATATGATCCACCAAAGTTAAAATGTACTGGAATTGAAATTGTCAGATCATCTACTCCTAAGTGGTGCAGAGATAAATTAACAACAAGTTTGAGGATGATATTTGAAAGTGATGAACTATCATTTAGACAATATTTTGCTCAACTTGAAAAAGATTTTATGAAATTGACTCCAGATGAGATAGCATTCCCAAAAGGGGTTTCTGATATTGATAAATGGATTGAATATGGTAAGACTAAAAAAGGAATACCATTTCATGTAAGAGCCGCTAACAATTATAATGTTAATACTAAAAAGTATAATACTCTTCAACAAATACAGAATGGAGATAAGACAAAGATTGTGTATTTGAAGATGCCTAATACTATACAACAAAATGCTATAAGCTTTCCATCTAATATGAAATTACCGAAGGAGTTAAATTTAGATCAATATGTTGATTATCAAACACAATTTTTTAAAGCATTTGAGCATCCACTAAAGACATTAACAGATTGTGCTAAGTGGAGTCTAAGAGAAGAAGCATCACTAGAGGATTTTTTCTCATAAATAAAATTAGATGGATCGCCACCATTGATATAAATCAAATGGCTTAACTTAAAGGAGCATCACATGGCAAAGAAGAAAGAATTAACTATTCCAAATTGGACATACTTTGGTGCATCACATATTGGTATCGAACTTTATACAGATATTGATGATGAAGGTGAACCATATTACTATTCTGCACTCGTCATATTTTTAGATGATGGAACAGAGCGTGAAGAACCACTCGTTATTACTATTCAAACAGAATTAAACTCAGAATGTGTAGATTGTTTATTGGATGCTACCTTAGATAGAGTATCTTCATTATTTCCAGATTCAATTTCAGCAACCGCACTTGTAATGGATGAAGATGGTGAAGTGGAATATGAGTACGACTTAAATGTATGGTCACATGATACTCATATCTTAGAACGTGGTGGTGAAGTTGTCGCTGATAAAGTTGAAAAAACAGATGATGATAAAATAATCTTACCTTCAACTAACACATTACAATAAGAGGATAGTATGAGTCTATTAGAAAAGTTAAAAGCAGCAGGAAGTATCAAAGCCGAGACAGTTTCAGAATCAGCATTTTTTGAGCCAAAAGATATTTGTCCAACATCCGTTCCTATTATCAATGTAGCATTAACTGGTGCATTAGATGGTGGAGTTCATTCTGGTTTAATTTCAGTATGTGGTCCCAGTCGTCATTACAAAAGTAATTTATCACTTATCATGATTAAAGCTTATATGTCAAAGTATAAAGATGCTGTTTGTTTATTTTATGACTCAGAGTTTGGAACATCTATTGACTATCTAAAGTCACATGGAATTGATACAGATCGTATGATTCATCTACCAATTATTCACATAGAAAATTTGAAGTTCGACTTGGTTAAGAAACTTGAAGAAATTAAAAAGTCTGATAAGGTAATCATATTTGTAGATTCTGTTGGAAATTTAGCTAGTAAAAAAGAAGTTGATGACGCTGAGAAAGAAAGTTCATCACAAGATATGACAAGAGCTAAAAGTTTAAAATCGTTTTACCGCATCATTACACCACATCTTACGATAAAAGATATTCCATGCATCGTAGTCCAACACTCATATGACACCCAAGAAATGTATTCTAAGCAGGTTATGAGTGGAGGTACTGGTGGAATGTTGTCATCTAATGTTGTTCTTATGTTAGGTCGATCACAAGAAAAAGATGGTACTGAACTAGTAGGGTATAATTTTACTATCAATATCGAAAAGTCCAGATATGTAAGAGAAAAATCAAAGATGACATTTACAGTTAAATTTAATGGTGGTATCTCAACATATTCTGGACTATTAGATTTAGCATTAGAATCCGGACATGTTAAGAAGCCATCTAATGGATGGTATAGCAAAGTAGATGTGACAACAGGTGAAATTGAAGATAAAAAATATCGTGAAGCTGATACTAACAACAAAGAATTCTGGACATCAATATTATCAGATAAAACATATCATGAATTCGTCAAGCGTAAATACCAATTAGCTAAACCAGAATACGAAGAAGAATCTGAATGAGTTCATACTTTTGTTTCAACGAAGGAGAATTTTCAAAGATGATGTATTCATTTTCTGAATTTATATCCTTAAAGGAATCTGTTGAACCAAAAGAAACAGAATATGGTACTGATGGACATGATGGTAACTGGAATACAAAAGATAATTTTGCATATACATTTTTCTCTCATTCTCCATCACACCATGTTTGTGTTAGCATACATAAGCATTATGGAACTTTAGGGTTTGGAGTAAAGAAAGGACAGTTCTCAACTGATGCATCTGAATATGATGAAGGTCGAACTGGATTAAAAGATTCGCTGAGAGTATTTAATAAGGTAGCTAATGTGGCAGTTAAAGGTGCTATTGCTCATAAGATTCCAGTTCTAAGATTTCATGGAGCAGATGCTAAATTAAATCATACATACGACATGATTACTAAAAATAAACACTTTAATAATGCTATGAGTAAACATGGATTTGAATATGCTGGACAACATAAGTCTAATTTCATGTTTAAAAATAAAAATGAGGGCATGTGATGTATACTAAATTAGATAAAGACATTAATGGATTCCAAGTATTCAAAATATCAGATGGACAATTTAAAGATATTGAATTTACATTTGGTTCTGTAAATGTAGAAGAGTCCACCGACAAGGAAGAGTGCAAAATATTCTTTACATATAATATCGTATCTGGTGAGATATTAGATAAAAAAGATTTTGAAAAATTGCTTTCAACTATTCTCAATAGTATAATGTTTGAACAGTTGAATGAAGGCACTTTAATATACGGAGGTGGTACAGATGGAGATTCAATACAAGACTGTTCATGGGCTTGATGCTGTAGTATTTTTTGATAGAGCATCTAATGATTATCCTCTACTTGGTATGTACTATAATGAAAAAGTTGAAGAATGGATGCCTACAAGATGGGATATTAATGGTAAAGTAAATTCTACATTAAATTCTGGGCTAGATTTGATTCTGCCTGTAACAGCGGAGGCTGCATAATTGGATGATACAAAAATTGAGAATATTATCCTTGAAAATCTGATTAACAATGATGAATATTTTAGAGCAGCTATTCCACATCTTAAAGAAGCATATTTTGAAACTAGAGAGGAACAAACTTTACTAAAATTTATTCAACTATTCTCAGATAAACATAATAAACCACCTAATCAAAAAATATTATCTCTGATGGTTAGAGAACATAAAGGATTCTCTCAGGATGAATTTGATAGTGCATCTGAACTGGTAAAAGAATTATCTGGTAAGGAAGAAAATAAAGATTGGTTGCTTGAAAGAACAGAACAGTTTTGCAGAGATAAAGCTGTTTATAATGCCATCATGGACTCGATCAACATTATTGATGGTAAAGATAAATCATTAGATCAAGGAGCTATTCCAAGTATCTTACAAGATGCTCTGTCGATATCATTTGATAAAAGTGTTGGTCATAACTTCTTTGATGATGCTGGATCAAGATTTGATTTTTATCATGCTAAAGAAGAACGTGTTCCATTTCATCTTTCATACTTCAATAAGATAACTAAAGGTGGATTGCCTAAAAAATCATTATCTGTTATTTTAGCCGGAACTGGAGTTGGCAAAAGTTTATTTATGTGCGACCATGCAGCTAATGCTATTAAGTCTGGATATAATTGTTTGTATGTTACTCTTGAAATGGCAGAAGAAAGAATTGCCGAACGCATTGACTGTAACGTATTAGATATTACTCTTGATGGTCTTTCAACGATGAAGAAAGAGGATTTTATATCAGGTATAAAAGGAGTAGAATCTAAATCACATGGCAAATTAGTTATTAAAGAGTATCCTACTGGGTCTGCTAGTGCTGCACATATCAGATCATTGCTAGAAGAATTAAAATTGAAACAAAATTTTATACCAGATATGATTTATATCGACTACCTGAATATTTGCTCAAGTTCACGATTTAAGTCTGGTGGAAATCATAACTCTTATACGATTGTTAAATCAATAACAGAGGAAATGAGAGGGTTAGCAGTTGAATATAATGTTCCGATATTATCAGCTACTCAAACAACTCGTGGAGGAAATGGAGCATCTGACATTGAAATATCAGACACATCTGAAAGTATAGGATTGCCTCAATCTGTTGACATGTTATTCGCTATTATCCGAACAGAAGAACTTGATAAGATGGGTCAAGTTATGGTTAAACAATTAAAGTCAAGATTTGGCGACATATCGTATTATCGTAAATTTTTGATTGGGATTGATTTGTCAAAATTTAAATTTTATGACGTTGAGGATTCTTCACAATGTCAGTTATCTGATTCTGGTAAGATTGATTCTTCTGTATCATCTGTTGGCATGAGGCAACATGATTTTTCTGATATAGATTTTAGTTGACATATTAATTTGTTCATGTATAATGCACACATTCGCTGAACATTTAGAGTGAGGAATATATGAAAACGAACCCAGCCAAGAAGAACTTGCTTAAAGCCTACCCGCTACTCGACGTGTCCAACAACCTTGAATTCAAGCAAAGGCTTGCGTGGTTAAGTGAAGGCATGCTCCGAAATCACATGGAAAGTGTCATCAATTACAAGAAAGATCCGCAAGAAATAGAAGCATACTTAACTTATAGAAGCTTTTCATGACTACTGAAATGTGGATCATAACGGATTTGAGAGGAAGATTCGTGGCGCTCGCCACATGGAACGAAGCACGCTTGCGTTACGGCAGCGTGCAATATGGATGGAGGAAATTATGAGGGAGACACATACAATAGAGCCGACTTTGACCCAGCAAAACATGTTGATTATATCGACATGCGCGGTAACAAGTTTGGAATAGGAAAGCCATACGAGAATGAACGGACGCTTTTTCTAGGTAATTCGGAGTGAAGGAATGATTTACAATCATTTGAATAGTGTTATTTGTTACACTCAAAACCAAAGTGAAGTTTCTTTGTATATAAGTTATAAAGGAAGATAATATTATGAAAAAAGATGTCACCGTTACAATTGAAGTACCTGTTTATATCGTTAGAGATTCTAATGATATGCCTGTGCAAACGTGTGCCGAAGATTTTACACAAAACAAAGTTTGTCGATTTTTTTCATCCTCTCATTTTGGAACAATAGACATTTGTTCAGCTACTAATACAGAAGTTTTTAGAATGAATGGTAATGGTTGGATCGAACCAGCTTATAATTGTATTTGTAAATATAAGATGTAATCATGAAGATAAGAGTTTTTTCGGATCTCCACCTAGACTCCAACAACAAATTACATGAGACTAGGTTATATGATGCAAATGAATGCAGACATCCATACTGCTGGATGCCAAAAGAATTACCAGATGATAAAGATACTATTCTGATACTTGCTGGTGATATATGGATAGGTACAAAATTTATCGAGTATGCTGGATTCTCATGGATATCTGTGATATCATCAAGATTTAAACAAGTATTAATAGTCCTCGGAAACCATGATTACTGGCCTTGTAATGGAGCATTGTCCATAAAAGACGGAGCAGATAAATGTAATTCCATGCTTCAAGATGTGGGAATATTTAATGCTCATGTTCTAGATATGAGTACAGTTAAGATAGATAATTATCTTTTTATCGGTGCTACCTTATGGACTGATATGTATAAGATGAATCCTCTAGCTATGCACAATATGTCAAACTATATGAGGTATGATGGTAAAATTGCATATTATACTGGACAAAATGGTGCATGGGAAAGATTTACAAGTCAACGTTGGGTACAGTTACATTATAAGCATCGTGAGTATATCAGATTAGTTGCTAGTCAAAATCCAAGTATGAAAATAATTGTAATTACACATCATTTACCTTTACATCAATTAGGTGATCCAAATTTTGCAAATGACTCTGGAACAGCGTATTATGTAAGTGATCTTTCAGATTTAATATTGGATAATCCTAACATCAAATTATGGGCTTGTGGACATTCTCACGTTCATAATGATAAAATATTTGGTGAAACTCGTATGTATATGAATCCAGTAGGATATTCTAGTGAACAGTTTGAAAAAAGAGAGTTAATTAAACATGAAACATTGGAGGTATAATGGCAGCGATTGATAAGATTTATGGCACATTCAACGAGTATTTTATTTTTAAGAATTGGATGCATATTAATGCACCAGAAAATTTGAGATACTTTTATGATATTCCAACCAATACAAAAGACTTAGTTGCTATATCTAATTTTCCTACACGAGTAGATGAATGGCTATGGGATAATTGTCCATTGAAATTTGTTCAGACTGTATTACGAGAACAATACGATGTTAAACCTAGTTGGATCAAAATTGAATTGGATATCACTCGTAATGAAATTCAACATCTGTATGATTATGTTGATGAGTTACAGAATATGTGTGAACATCGAGATTCTGAGCGTTTATCTGAAATGATAGATAGTCGAGTTGATGCCTGTATTTGTAACGTATGTGGTAAACATTGGAAAGAGGTTAATTAATTATGGGAAAGCTTTTGTTTTATGTTGGATGGGTTATGGGATTTGTTTTTGCTAAAGGATTTTGGTCAACGTTCTTTTGTATAATTCCTCTGTGGGCGTATTACATTGTCATAGAACATTTTGTTATTAAATATAATTTGCTGTGAGGTGTTAAATGAGTGATTTAGCTATACTAGGTAGAAATCATGTGATGATAGACTTAGAAACAATGTCAACTAGGGCTAATGCTGCAATCGTATCTCTTGGAGCATGTAAGTTCACATTTGAAACTGGTATTACGGATGAGTTTTTAGTAAATATTGATTTAAAATCTTGTCATGATGTCGGATTACATATCAGTAAAGACACAGTTGAATGGTGGAAGAAACAACCAAAAGAAGCAATGAATGCATGGAAAATTGATCCACAACCAATACAATTGGCATTGACAGAATTAAATAATTTTATTGGTAATGATTCTAAGCAATTTTGTTGGTGTCAGGGTGCGAGTTTTGACTTTCCTATATTGCATTCTGCATACACAGCATGTAATATTCAATGGGGAACAAAATATTGGAATGAAATGTGTTCAAGAACAGTATTTAACCTACTAGGTATAAGAAACGATAAAATACGAAAGAATCAAACAGGAAATCATACTGCATTAGCAGATGCTTTGTCACAAACACAAACATTGATTGATGCATTCATGAAGGAAATTTAAATGTCAGTGTTTGATAACATAGGAAGTAAAAAGATAATTGAATTTAGTGAAAAACTAAAAACACTTAATCATGTTGTTCCAGTTGAATGTATACATCAACATCTAAGATATGCTAAAGGTAACATAGAGTGTACTCCTTTACAATATCTAACCGATCGCTGGTATAACTCATTATCAACAAATGTTCCAGCTTATGATGTATATGCCGATCAATTATATCTTGCCGAAGTATTTGTATGTTGGCAATTATATTCAAGAGATTATATTTTAAGACTTAAAAAATCAAATATATTCACATTAGCTTCCATACAAGTTGTGGTCGATCTAGGATGTGGAATAGGATATTCTACAGCAGCATTAAAAGAAATATTTCCAGATGCTACTGTGATAGGAACAAATTTATGTGACACCATACAATATAAATTTGCGAAGTCTATATCAAAAGAATATGATTTTAAGTTAACGTCAAACTTGAGCACAATATCAAATGTTGATATAATCTTTGCATCTGAATACTTTGAACATTTTGAATGTCCAATAGATCATTTGAAAGATGTTTTAAAATTGAATCCAAAATATTTAATCATTGCAAATGCGTTCGGACCAAAAGCGATTGGTCACTTCGATTTTTATAAAATAAATGGTATCTCAGTAGATGCTAAAACTACTGGAAAGATGTTCAATCGGTATCTTAAAGATGTAGGATACTCTAAGATGAAAACCGGATTTTGGAATAATAGACCAGCAATATACGAAAGAGTAGAGAATAAATTAGGAGAGTTTGAATGTTAAAAGGATATCACAAAGAAAAATCAGCAACACTAGATGATTTTTTTGAAAATGGAATAACAATAGTAGATGCAAATGAATGTTCTACTCAATGGATTGGTATGCCAGAATTTGTTAACGAAGAAGTTAATCCTTATGCTAGAATTGTAGTGAGATTTGATAATGCTGATTCTCTTGCTGAATTTGCTAAATTGATTAATCAACATCTAACACACAAAACACTTAGCATATGGTATCCAATGATTCCTAGAGGATTGAATTCTGATTTGAGGTATGAATGATGAACCCAAAGTATCCAATCTATATTATCAGTAAAGGTAGGTGGACATCAGATTGTAGGTTGACAGCAAAATCTCTTGAAGATATAAAAGTTCCATACTTCATAACAGTAGAAGAACAAGAGTATGAAAACTATCTTAATGCAACAAATCCAGAATTTGGAACAGTTCTAATCTTAGATAAAAAATTTCAAGATGAGTATGATACATGCGATGACTTAGGATCAACTAAATCAAAGGGACCAGGAGCAGCTAGAAACTTTTGTTGGGATCATGCAATAAAAAATGGACATAAACGACACTGGGTTATGGACGATAACATGGTAGGATTTTTCAGATTAAATCACAATATTAGAGTTAAAGTGTCTACTGGTAAAATGTTTAGAGCAGCAGAAGATTTTGTTGATCGGTTTACTAATGTTCCTATATCTGGATTAAATTATAGATTTCTTGCTACTCCAACAGAGTATAGACCTCCATTTGTGAAAAATACTAGAATATATTCTTGTCTTTTAATCGAAAATGATATACCATATCGGTGGAGAGGTAGATACAACGAAGATACTGATCTTTCTCTTAGAGTATTAAAAGATGGATTATGCACCATCCAATTTAACGCATTTTTATGTGGTAAGGTTGGTACACAACAAGTTAAAGGAGGTAACACTGAAGCATTTTATGCACATGAAGGAACAATGGCAAAGTCTCAAATGCAAGTTTATTTACATCCAGATGTTTCAAAATTATTATTCCGCTTTAATAGGTGGCATCACTATGTAGATTACAGTTCTTTCAAAAATAATATGTTAATTAGACGACCAGATTTAATATTGTCAACTGAAATAAACAACTACGATATGAAACTCATCACAAAGGAAAAAAATGCCACATTATAAAACACGAGAAGTTCATCCAAAAAAACATATCAATCGTATAGATGTTCTTTTAGACCAACGGACATCATATCATACAGACCTAGAAGGATTTAATAGAGCGACCAATGAAAAGAAACGTGGAGCATTTACAGCAGAACTAGAATCTGTCAGTTCATCCGATGAAGAACAAATTATATCAACAGCATATTCTGAGTAATGTCAGCTAAACAAAAAATAACTGCTACAATATACGATAGAAAAGGTAATACTCTTTCTATCGGTAAAAACTCGTATGTCAAAACTCATCCCATGCAGAAATTCTTTGCTGATAAATGTGGAGAAGAACATAAACAGTTCCTTCACGCTGAAATATCAGCAATAGTTAATCTGCGTGGAGGTGTGCCTCATAAGATCAAAATTGAACGATTTAACAAACATGGAGATCCTATGTTAGCTAAACCGTGTCAAATATGTGAACTTGCCATTAAAAAATCTGGTATCAAATATATCGAATATACATGTTGACTTTTAGTTTGGTATCAGTATAATAGCAAACATTGAATTTACATTTATATCGAGGTCAACATGAACTACTTAGAATTAGTATTAGCTACGACTGAAGAAGTTCAAAACAAATTAGCTAAATTTGGATATCCTAAGTTTCAAATTAATAATATTCAAGTGATGAAACTTGCTGCTGGAGTATCTGGTACGGCTTATCAGAATGCAATGTCTTTTAAGATTTCTGTTGATTATATCAAAGAACATCAAGATCAAATCTTAGCTCGTACAGTTCCTCATGAAATATGTCACTTATATCAAGCTAAGTATTATCCTCGTGCTAAACAGTTTCATGGTAAAGAATTTAGACATTTGATGACATTACTTGGAAGTGATTGTTCAACAAGACATAATATGTACTTGTCAACTAATGTTGATCATAAGACCCGTGTACGTGCCCGTCATGTTTATGTTACAAATATCACAAATGAACAATGTTTTCTTACAAAACAACAACATAATAAAATGATATTACGTCCAACTGCATTTATGCATAAAAATGGAGAATCTTTAAAATATACCGGTAAAGTAGTTGTAATTTAATTCAATTCATGTATAATGCACAGATCGAAACAACATCTAGGAGAATAAAATGACGTTATCTTATACAGCAAATCAAGTTTACTTGGACACAGTTGATGAATTATCTGGTTTTGATATCATGAAGTTGTATAATGTTGCAGAATCAGAATTCTTGATTGATGGATTGTCTAAGATGTCAACTGATGAAATTATTCATCGTTGTGCTTTGATTGAATCTAATAACTTCAGCCGCTAAGCATGGAAGATTTTAATAAATCAATTGAAGATTTCGCCAACGGATTGAGCGAATTATCGAATATTACCGGTTATTGAAAAACAATTGCCTCATGTAGATACCAATATAAATGACTTGCTTCATGTGATAGAATTTGTTAAAATGCCAGCTAACAAAATGTCTAAGCTGATTAATCTATTAAAGTCTAAGTATTCGGTTAGGCGAGAATTAAAAGAGAAGAAAATTATACTATTTAATATCTTGTCTCATCATAAAGATCCAATTGATGAATTAAAGAGGTCAGGTATAAGAATCATACGATATAAGCAAGAATCATATTTCTCATATAAAAAGTTAGGATATTAGTCATGGAAATATCAACAAAGGAATTTACTAATGGGTTTGTATCAGTTCTTAAACTATCTGATGGTAGACTCATTGAAACAACATCTACTTGTTTACCTATACAAACAGAGATTCGTAATACTAAACGAACAGATAATAAGATTGATCCAAATACCTTTTCTGTTGATAGCTGGAAAGAAAAGTGGACAGTTGGAATATCTACTCAATCTGGGTGTCCAATAAAATGTAAATTTTGTGCTGTTAATAATTTAACAGATAAGAATGGATGGCGAAATTTAACAACAGATGAAATGTTACAACAAGTTAAGTACGCAGTAAACAAAGCACAAGAATTGAATGGTAATTTAGATCCAAATAAATCTGAAATATTTAGAGTGCTATTCACTCGCATGGGAGAACCTTCTTTAAATATTAATAATGTGATTCTTGCTATTAAAGAGATTAAAGAAATATATCCTAATGCCAGAATTCAAATATCCACTATTGGAATTTCAAACTCTAACGAGTTAGTAGATAAACTATTAAAACTTGAGTCTGCGTTTGGATATGATTGGTTAGAATTGCAATTTAGTATTCATAGTACAGATAATAACTATCGCAAATGGTTGCAACATTCTGCTGTATTATCAAATAAAGAAGTTAATAAAATTGCAAGTAAGTGGTATTATGCTACAGCTATTCGTCCTTGGAAAGCAACGTTAAATTTTGCATTATCTAAGGACACACCTTTCATTATTGGGGATCTTAAACGAGACTTCGATCCAGATGTGGTTTTTATAAAAATTTCTCCAATAAATGAAAACGTTGTTTCTGATGAGAATTCACTAGAAACATTATTTAAGTATGAAAATTCAATTTAAGGAGATATAAAATGAAAGAAGTTAATGATCTTATTAGTGCCACTATAATTGCTGGGTTTGAATGTGCTATTGCAATCGCAACAGATGCAGAAGTACAAGCTGGTGCCGCTTGTGGTCAAATGTGTTTAGTAATTGAAGCGTTGTAGCATTTAATATTCAAGTTAGATCATAGAATATATTTGTTGACATTAATTTTCACTTCTGTATCGACGATCTAACTCTAAACAAGGAATTAAATAATGTTTGAAATTCAAAAATTATTCCACCTACATTCTATTCCAGAATTCCTTATTCAGGTAGAAGCATTAGGAATTGACATTAAAGATTATCCAGAACATAATTTTTGGCATCTGGATTATAATCAGATAAAAGCTATCAAGAATAATCCTATAGTAGAAGAATGTCGTGGACTTATCCTTTCTTATACTGGTGATATTGTTCGTAAATCATTTGATCGTTTTTATAATTTCGGTGAAGCTGGAACAGATAATTTTGATTTTGAAAATGCTTCAATTCACGAAAAAGTAGATGGAAGTCTATGTCTCGTATATTTCTGCCATGCTACTAATCAGTGGGAGATAGGATCTCGTGGAACAGCATTTGCTGAGGGTCCTCATCCAGAGTTTGATACGTTTCGTAAATTCTTTCTTAATTGTATGGGATTGACAGAAGAAAAATTTCAACTATCATGTTGTGCAATGGACAAGAATGTTACTCGTGTATATGAAGGGATTGGTCCATCTAATCGCATAGTTACACCATATAAGAAAAACGAGTTGGTCGCACTTGCGTATGTTCGTCATAAGAAGTATGCTCAAAATGAATATGCGGCTCCTAAAGATGAAATAATTGCTCCTGGCGCAGCTTACGAAAAGAATAATGGCTGGAATGTTCGTCAATTAGAAGTATATAATTTTAAGACCAAAGATGAATGTTTGACTGCACTTGCAGAATTGAAGGATCTACGTGAGGGGTTCGTATGTATTAACAATAATACTGGACAACGAGTTAAGTTAAAGAATTTGACATACTTAGCTGCACATCGTTTACGTGGCAATGGATTGAATACTAAGAGTATTTGTGAGTTGGTATTGATGAATGAAACTGAAGAATATTTAGCATCATTTCCAGAAGATGCTCATAGATTTGTTCCAGCAGAAGAAGCATTGGCTACAATTTTATGTTGGATTGGTATGGATTATGAGCAACACGAAGATATTGAATCTCAGAAGGAATTTGCTTTAGCAATTCAAAATTGTCCTAATAAGTTTGTATTATTTAAGATGAGGAAATCTAGGCTAGGAGTATTAGATGCTTGGTTATCATTTCCTTTGAATAAAAGAGTTGACACCGTAGTCGAATATCTCTATAATTCAATCCGTGCATAAACGAAAGGAGAAGAAAATGCAAGTAATTAAACTTGAAGTGGTTATAATTGACATGGACGGAATTGGAGCAGAAGAGATTAAGTCAATGATCGAAAATCAGAGATACCCGAACCATTGCATTTCGCCGAACGTGTCCAAAATGGAAGTACGCGAAATTGGAGAATGGAGCGACGAACATCCGCTAAACAGCCTAGACAAACAGGAAGCTGAATTATGTCGCTTGTTTGGGGCATAACAGAAATGTCATCTATGTCCAGTGATAGCTTGAGGAACCAGACGATATTTACTATGAGGATGTTATTTAATTATGCAACCAGCAAAAGCACCAACAAATAAACAGATGAAAGAATTGAGAGAATCGTTATCAGCAGAGATAAGAAAACTTGGCAGAGTCATTGTTGAACAAGATGAAATTATCAAAGAAATGACTCATGCACTTAATGTTGGATCGTTAAGAATTAAAGAGTTAGAAGATAGTGTTAGTTCTAATTGATTTGTTTAATTAATCAGTTGACTTTTAATTGAACTTCTGTATAATAGAATCATTAAGAAATTAATTATGGAATTAAAATGAAAACAGCCATTATTTGTGTTGGTATTAGTGCAAGTGGAAAATCAACATTCGCTAAGTCATGGGTTAATAGCGTAGACCAACTAGCTATTGGAGTAGATCGTGTTGAAATTAATCGTGATACTATTCGACAAAATTTTGTTGAACTTGGTGGAAAAGAATGGTGTTGGGATAACTGGTCGTGGAAAAGAGAAAAAGAAGTTACATTTATCGCTAATAGCCAAATTGATTTTTCAATTGAAAAAGGTTGTGACATTATTTGTTCTGATACAAATCTTAATCCAACATTTCGCAATGAAATGATTAAAAAGTTTGAAGATGCTGGATATCTAGTTGAGATTAAACCATTTCCGATATCATATGAAGATGCAATTAAACGCGATAACAAACGTGCCAATGGAGTAGGATCTTCTGTCATTGCAAAACAATTTAAGCAATGGGAATATTTTATTAGCCGTAAAAAGTATGTCGTCCCAGATGAAAGATATACTAACTGTATTCTAGTGGATTTGGACGGCACACTATGCCATATGGACGGTAAACGTGGTGCATTTGAGTGGGATAAGGTTGGTGGTGATTCTTGTGATGAGCATGTAAAAGATATTATCAATCGTATGCCAGAAACAGAAATTGTTATTCTACTGTCTGGTAGAGATTCATGTTGTCGTAAGATGACAGAACAGTGGCTTGAAGATAATGAAGTTAATTATGACCATCTGTATATGAGAACAGAAAAAGATATGCGACCAGATTACATTGTCAAGGAGGAACTATTCTGGAAACATATTGCTGACAAGTATGTTGTCAAATATGCTATTGATGATCGTCCTATTATTGGCCGGCTCTGGAGATCCCTTGGTATTAAAGTTTTTCAGGTTGGAGATCCTCACATCGAATTTTAAATAAATATTCTCTTTGTTAGTATATTATCATGAAATACTTTCCTTCACATTTAGTAGAATCAATTAAAAAGGATTATCCTAAGATATATGACGCTCTAGAATTGCAATGGGGCGAACGGGAATTCAATTTGTATATTCACAAACTATTTTTACATGATAGACCTATGAGACAAGGGTTTCCTCTATCTATAATTTCAGAATTATTTGATCTACAAAAAGAACATGACAAATACTTTCCTTACTACGTCGAAGATGATAAATGGGACAATTCATTTTTAGAATAATATATTGACAACTAATTTATATCATGTATAATAGCAAACATTGAGCAACTACTTAGAGGATTATAAATGAAAACTTATAAAGCATTTAACCAAAACCTTACCTGCCGAGGCTTCCAGTTTGAACTAGGTAAATCTTATAAACACAACGGAAC